TGGGTAGCGAGGAGCGGAAAAATTCAAAAGTATAGGTAATAATAAATAGTAAACTATTATTAAAATTAAATAAAATTAAATTATGAGTGAAGAAATTAAAAAAATTACAGAAGAAGAGTTAACAAAAATTCAAGAAGGTCAATCTAACATGTCAGCATTAATTAGTCAAGTTGGTGCATTAGAAGCTCAAAAGCAAGATGTTTTAAATAAAATTCCTGCAGTTAAAAATACAATGGAAGAACTTAAAAAACAACTAGAAGAAGCATACGGGCCAATCAACATTAATGTTACAGATGGAACCTATACTGATATTCCAGTAGAAAACTTAAAAAAAGTTGACTAATGGATTCAAATATAAGAAAAATCAGTATTGGCGCTGACTACAAGAACGATGCTATGCATTATTCTTTAGGTCAACAGGTTTATGGTGGTCATGAAATCTCTTGTATATTGTTAGATAATACTGATAGTTCTTATAATATTTTTATTAAAAAGAATGATGAGGTATTGCCGTGGAAGAAGTTTAATTCTAACATGGCTATATCCGTTGAGTATGATTTAGAATATTAATGAGAAGTATTGAAAATTTTATTATTACACCTCTTACTGAAAGATATGAAAATGAAGTAAGGGTTGATGATAAAAAACTAATAGTAAACGCTTCAATAGAAGAGTTTGAGTTTATAAGTAGATTTGCAAAGGTTGTTGCAGTGCCAACAGCCTATCAAACTAATATAAACGTTGGAGATATAGTAGTTGTACATCACAATATTTTTAGAAGATGGTATGACCAAACAGGTGCAGAAAGAAACTCTGCATCATACTTTAATGAAGAGCTATATTTTGCAGCACCAGATCAAATTTATCTATTTAATCAAAACGATGAATGGAAAACATTTGGTGAGTATTGTTTTATAAAACCACTAAAAGACAGAGATCTTACTGGTGTTATAAAATTTAATAACAATCAATTAAAAGAAAAAGGTTTAAAACAAGGAGATATCATAGGGTATCCACCGGGTAGAGAATGGAGGTTTTTAATTGATGAAGAATTATTATATTGTATGAAATCTAAAAATATCTCTGTTAAGTATGAAAACCAAGGAAACGAAATTGAATATAATCCACGCTGGGCAAAAGGCGGTGGAAGAATTGATAAAGGTTGCTAAGGAGCCTATTGTAGATTCTAATGACGATATATCTGCAGATAGATTAAAGAACGCTGCTGCTACAAAAAAACTAGCTATATTCGATGCGTTTGAAATACTTAATCGTATACAAGAAGAAAAAGATATGTTAGAAGCTAAACCAAAAGAAGTTAAAGAAAAAACTTTTAAAGGGTTTGCAGAAAGGAGATCTAAATAATGTATCAACAAACTTTATACAAAGTAGTAGATGATCATATAAATCCTAAAGTAATTAAAAGATTAAATAAATCTAAAAAATGGGAATATGGTTACAATAAAGAATATGATGTAATTGTAATCAGTAAGGATGGTACTATAGGAGAGATATACGAAATACAGAACTTAAAAATAGCTTTACCTAAAGCAAAAGATGTTCAAAAGCTTGAAGGTGACAAATGGAAAAAAGTTGAATACCCTAAACAGTTGAGTAAAATAAAAACTGTATTTGATTTTAAACAATATCCAGAAGATTTTAAAGAACAGTGGTACGATTATATTGACAACGAGTTTAATCGTAGAGATTCAGGTTTTTGGTTTTATAACAATGGAAAACCTACATATTTAACAGGAACTCATTACATGTATCTACAATGGTCTAAAATAGATGTTGGTGCTCCAGATTTTAGAGAATCAAATAGATTATTCTTTCTATTTTGGGAAGCATGTAAGGCTGATTATAGATGTTTTGGAATGTGCTATCTTAAGAATAGACGTTCTGGATTTTCTTTCATGGCGTCAGGTGAGGTTGTAAATTTAGCCACTATATCTAGTGATTCACGTTACGGAATATTATCCAAATCTGGACCTGACGCGAAGAGTATGTTTACAGACAAGGTTGTACCAATATCAGTTAATTATCCTTTCTTTTTTAAACCTACTCAAGATGGTATGGACCGTCCTAAAACAGAACTGGCTTATCGTGTACCTGCTAGTAAATTTACAAGACGTAAAATTGCTGCTGGTCCTGACGAATCCTTAGATGATTTAAAAGGATTAGATACTACAATAGATTGGAAAAATACTGGAGATAATAGTTATGATGGTGAAAAATTAAAACTATTAGTACATGATGAATCTGGTAAGTGGGAAAGACCAAACAATATTTTAAACAACTGGAGAGTTACAAAAACAACATTAAGATTAGGTAGTAAAGTAGTAGGAAAATGTATGATGGGATCAACATCTAACTCTTTAGATAAAGGTGGGGATAACTTTAAAAAATTATACTATGATTCAGATGTTACCAAAAGAAACGCCAATGGACAGACTCGCTCGGGATTATATAATTTGTTCATACCTATGGAATGGAACTACGAAGGATACATTGATTCTTATGGCTTACCTGTCTTCGACACTCCAAGAGAAAAAACATTTGGTCCCGATGGTTACGAGATAACACTAGGTGTTATTGATTATTGGCAAAATGAAGTTGATGGTTTAAAAGGCGATCAAGATGCTTTAAATGAATATTATAGACAATTTCCACGTACGGAAAAACATGCATTTAGAGACGAAACCAAAGCCTCGTTATTTAATCTTACTAAATTATATCAACAGATAGATTATAATGAAGAGGTATTAGTTATGAGCCCTTTAATTACTAAGGGTAATTTTCAATGGGAAAACGGTATAAAAGATACACAGGTTTTATTTATGCCTAATAAAGATGGAAGATTTAATATTTCTTGGGTTCCTAATAGAGAGCAACAAAACAAAGTTATATTAAAAAATAATACAAAATATCCTGGTAATGAACATATGGGCGCATTTGGTTGTGATAGTTATGACATATCAGGAACAGTAGATAATAGAGGTTCAAAAGGTGCTTTACATGGTTTAAGTAAATTTAGCATGGAAGATTCACCTACTAATCATTTCTTTTTAGAATATATTGCTAGACCTCAAACAGCGGATATATTTTTTGAAGATGTATTAATGGCGTTAGTTTTTTACGGAATGCCTTTACTCGCAGAAAATAATAAACCAAGGTTACTTTACTATTTAAAACGTAGAGGTTACAGAGGTTATTCTATGAACAGACCTGATAAGGTTTGGAATAAATTATCTACAACAGAGAAAGAAGTTGGTGGTATACCAAACTCTAGTGAAGATATAAAACAAGCTCATGCTGCAGCGATTGAAATGTATATTGAAAATTATGTGGGATACAATAATGAAAGTTATGGTGACATGTATTTTCAAAGGACGTTAGAAGACTGGGCTAAATTTAATATAAATAACAGAACTAAATTTGATGCTGCTATTAGCTCTGGATTAGCTATAATGGCTTGTAATAAAAATAAGTATAAACCCGTTGCGGACTTTAAAAGGGAAGTTGTCCCTTTAGGTTTTAAAAGATACAAAAACGAGGGTTATAACTCAAAAATCATACAATAAATGAATGGTGTAGACACTAATTATCTAAGTGGCTTTCCTAGTCAGGTAGTACCTTTCGAAGAAAAGAACACATATGAATACGGCCTCAAAGTAGCTAGAGCAATTGAAAACGAATGGTTCAGTAATAATAGATATGGTAATGGCGGCGCTAGCGGTTATGGATTATTTAAAACTAATTATTCTGAATATCACAATAGAAGACTATACGCTAGGGGAGAACAATCAATACAAAAATATAAAGATGAATTAGCTATTAATGGTGATTTATCTTATTTAAACTTAGACTGGAAACCAGTTCCTATTTTATCTAAATTTGTAGATATAGTAGTTAACGGTTTATCTGATAGAGATTATGATATTAAAGCTTATTCTCAAGATCCTGATTCAGTTAAAAAAAGAACTGATTACGCAACAGCATTAATGCGTGATATATCTGCTAGAGATTATTTAAGAGAAGCTAAAGATAGTTTAGGTTTAGATTTATACTCTACGCAAAATAAAGATAATCTACCAGAAAACAAAGAAGAGTTATCTTTACATATGCAATTAGATTACAAGCAAAGTATAGAGATAGCAGAAGAAGAAGTAATATCAAATGTATTAGCTCAAAACAAGTTTAAAGAAACCAAAACTAGAATTATACAAGATTTGGTAATACTAGGTATTGGAGCTGTTAAAACTAATTTCAATACTTCAAACGGAGTAACAGTAGAATATGTTGACCCCGCAGAATTAGTTTACTCGTATACTAAAGATCCTAACTTTGAAGATTTATATTATGTAGGTGAGGTTAAAATGATTAGTATATCAGAGCTTAAAAAACAATTTCCTTATTTAACTGATCAAGAGTTGAAAGAAATTGAAAAGTTTCCTGGTGAACAAAACTATTTAAGAAACTGGAATGAAGCTCCTGACGTTGTTGCCGTTATGTTTTTTGAATACAAAACATATATGGATCAAGTTTTTAAAATTAAAAAGACTGATCAAGGTTTAGAAAAAGCTTTAGAAAAACCTGATACATTTAACCCTGAATCTAATGACAACTTTGAAAGAGTTTCTAGATCTATTGAGGTTTTATTTACTGGAGCAAAAGTATTAGGTATAAATAATATGATATCTTGGAAACTATCAGAGAACATGTCTAGACCTTTTGCAGATAGCACTAAGGTTAGAATGAATTACTCAATATGTGCTCCAAGAATGTATCATGGTAGAATAGAATCACTTGTAAGC